GGTGCCGCAGAATTCATTTCGTCCATAAACAAAATGATGTTTTTATATTTTTTAGCCATCTCCATGCTAGGAAGTTCTGCTGGAGGTGCCCATTGCATAGTATTATCATTTGCTGAGTAATACGGAATGCCTTTAATATCTGTTGGTTCCCAAAGAGACAAACGAACATCGATAACATACGCATCTAGATCCTTGCCAATTTGGTGAATGATATCCGACTTACCAATACCTGGTGCCCCCCAGATAAAAATCGGACGCTTTTTTGTGAACGCATGGTTAATTGCTGTCTTAGCCGCGTTCGGGCTTACTTGTCTTGTGATTACTTCACTCATAGTAGTCTCTCCTTTGTTTCAGTGCCTTGTTACTTACTATATGTATATAATAGCATCACTAGATCAAAAGTCAACCACTATTTTCCGTTTTTTGCTTATTAATTGCTTTGATGATTCCAAATTTCTTTACGTCACCGCTAAAAAGCATTAATTCTATTGACTTTTTTTCGGAGAAAACAACGATGGAATTTTTGGTAAGATAATATGGACAATCTATAAAATTGTCTAAAAAAATATAAACTTGGCTGGTAAATTCCATATCTCTTGGGAATGGAATATCGTACTCTTTTAAATCAACTCTTTCTGTTAAAAACATGTATCCTTCGTCAGTAAGACGAAGTCCTCCATCTGCTCTAGTATTTTGCCAGATGGTATCTAGTCTTTCCTTTATATTTGCTTCAGAAAGTGCTTCTTCTATTTCCTGTATGAAAATTTTAGTGTACGCTAGTTTTAGGTTCATTCTTGTTCAATCTTAGTGCCGTTCTCTAATTTATATACTGCAAAATCTTGTGTGTTAAACATATCGTTTAATTTCTTGGCAAGGTTATGTGCGTGACCTGGATTTGAAAAAGAAACCTTTTTGTATTTTGGTCCTGGAAAATTAGTTAGAGAGTTAGAACTTTTTAGATTGAAAGGCTTACCTTGAAAAAATACTGCCCAGATGGCTTCAGCATCTAGTACCTGTTCACATTTATAGGTTTTTTTGTTTACAAACTCTAAGAGTATTGTTGGTTTAGGCCTACTCATAATATATACGTCTCCTTTAACTACGTATATATTTATCTTTTTTAAGTTAAATGCGTACTTATTCTTTACCCCAAGAACCGCCTGCATCAGCATTTACTTGGATAACTTCGTCATTGTTTGTGTTAGACTTTGCAATTAAGCCTTCGTAGTCGCCTGCTAACCGTGCTAAAACAGTGCCTAATGTATATGATAAGTTTTTAGCAGAATCTATATCTAGTTTAACTTCTTTTTGTTTTGATAGATCAGCAGATTTAACTTTTTGAATGAATTGTTGTATGGCACTGGTGTTTAAAGGTTCTTTCATGCCTTTTCCTTGTTTGCTTGTGATAATGCTTTACGCATTTCGATATTAGTTTTAAAAGGTCCTTTAGACACATATCTTTCTACAGTTATTGCCTTTGGACAAAAACTTTTAACCCAACCTTTATCAAACTTAATGATATAATACCCTGCACAATAAAGGCTTTTTGATTTGGGACTTTTAGTAAACAGTGGTAAACGTTTCTGTATATCATACAAAGTGTTATACGGAAGTGTACTAGTTGGGTATCCATGAACTTCTTTTGAAGGTTCAACATCATCAGGTAATGTTATATTAGCAACAACAAAATCACCACCAAAGAACTTTTTAAGTTGTGTTTTGTTTGAAAAATATTTTGTTCCTGTAGAACTAGAAAGAACATATTTGTTTTGTTCGTTAACCGAAAGCATACCAATGGTATCCTTTTCATTTTCTACAATCCAAAATTTATCTTTTAATAATTCTTTTGCTTTAATTGACATTTACTAACCCTCCTTGATATTTTGCATTAAGCGGCTCTGCATAAAGTTGTGCATTGTCTGCTATACGTTGCATGTCCCACTTTGCACAAAACTTCATAAGTTTTAAACCAACTTGAGTTGTTGCTTTTTCTTTTGCATTTTCTGCAATGGTTTCTGCTATAATCTTTTTAATTTCTAATGGTTGTGCAGATAGATCACATAGAGTAACATTACGATTATAGTCATCTAGTACACGATGTTCATCACCGTTATGATCTACCCATCTTTGTAACATAAGATTGTTCCAGTTGTAACCTTTTGTGTCTCTATCATCAAATGCTTCTAACAAACCTACTTTGTTCTTTGTGCCTTTCTTACGCACACCTGGGTATGCAGAAAACACGTTATCGCTAGTATCGCCACGCATACACTTCTCAAACAATAACCACTGTGGATCTGGAGCACCCTTAGGTTCCTTAGTTTTCTTGTCAATCACAGGTTTGCCTTTGTCATCAAAGTAACCTTCGTGTGTAATTGTTGTGTTACTAACACCGTTATACTGTTTTACGTTAGGTGCAATAAGTTGTGCAAAGTCTCCGTCAGTTGAAATAATAACATGATCGTCATTAGGATGGGATTGTACCCAACCTGCAATCAAGTCATCTGCTTCTAGTTGCGGATTTTGTAATACTGTGCAATTTGTTTTATTTGTAATAAAATCTTTAAATGTATCAAAGGCTTCCCAAAAGACTTCTTCTTCCTCTTGTTGTGCCTGTGTAAGTGCCGCACGAGTTTCTTGCCTATTACGTTTGTAAGGCTCATAAAAATCTTTGCGCCAACTACGTCCTTCCAAGCAGAACACTACATGATCTGCACCAAAGTCATTCCATGCTTTCTTTATGCTGTTAAAGGTAATGTGAAAAGCCATACCAACCTTTTCGTCAAGATTACCACGTATTACATGTCTTGCTCTAAAGAAGGTATTTGCAGTGTCTACCAAAACATAGGTCATGTTATCTTTCCTCTTATTCATTACTGTTTTAAATTGTAGCATCACCTATGGTACTTGTCAACTTATTTCTGCTTTATCCTTGTCGATTGGTTTAACGTTAATAAAGCCAGCACCCCTATCTTCGTTTATTCCTTCTTCTTTAAGAATATTTCTAGCCAAATCTTTAAACCATGCATCAACTATTTGTTCTTGTGTTTCGCCACTGTAACCAGCATCCAAAAGAGATTCGACAAATTCATTATTCCAATCTAATTCAAAAAAACCGTTTCTTGGATTTTTTGAGTCTACATGAGTCTGTAGTACGTTTACCCAAGGTTTCTTTTGTTTAGTTGCTTCTTCCTTGGTAAGATTAGTTTCTTCTTTTGCTTCTTCTTTCTTCTTGCGTTGTGCGATTTTATTCCACCATCCCATCATATTAATCCTTTCTCTCTTAGTTCCTCGTCTAATCGTTTTTCGTTTCCTTCTTTTCTATTAACTGCTTCATAAGAAGGATAACCTTTTTCAAACACAGGACTAGGTTCCCCAGGCGTTTCCGAATAAAGATATGTGGAGTCTTGGTGTAAATCTCCATCCTCTTTCCATACACGCTTCTGCAACTTCTTGAACATTAAGATTATACTCTTCCGAACGTCCGCCAAGCGGCATAAGATATACTGGACATTGTACCCCGGCGTCTCTGTAAGCGTCCACAGCTCTTGTAACTTCGTTAAAGTCATCTTGAGTAGCGACAACAAACTTGAGGTAAATGTCACTGCCGTTAACACGATGATACTCACTAGCAACATCAGGCAGTATAGCAGTTTCCCAAGGTTCTCCGCTAACACTAAGTTTAGGGGAACAACTCCAAGTGACTGCAAATCTGTCTTGAGTGTTAAGATAGTTGAAGAAATCTTCGTGTAAATGTTGTGTAGTGTTTGTTTCAAATGTAACATTTTTTAAGTCCTTCATGCGTGGATGTTCGAACAGTTCAATATAGAGCTTCTGCCACGCCAACAAAGGCTCTCCTCCTGTCATGATCAAATGTATATCTTGACCATTGTCCTGTGTCCACTTACCGTTTGGAGTAAGCGAAAGCAAGTGTTCAACCACTTCATCTACTTCTGCAAGTTTATTAAAGTGTTTGAATTCCGGATATATGCTTGCATAGGTATCACAACCTGTGTGAATGATAGGCAAGTCATTAAATTCTTTTGTAGTCTTATGAACATCCTTTGCAATTAATTCTGCAACCTCGTCGTTATATTTCTTACCTTCTTTGTGTAATGTCCAACGATCTTTCTTCTCACCAGTACCAAAATTCATGCAACGAAAATTACAACCAAAGGTACGTAGAAATACACTAGGTACTCCTACAAACTTACCTTCACCCTGTACTGAATAAAATGCTTCTGAATATCTTAATTTCATTACAGTTCCTCCATAATTCCTAGCACCTCTGCTAACAAAAATGCAAGAGCAAAAATACCTATGTCACGCCATCCTAGTAGTGCTACGCATCCACCAATTCGTAATAGGCTTTTTACAATGCTATAATAAAAATGTTTTCTGTTTGGATCCTTAGGTGCAGGAATCCACACTTTTTCTGGTATTGGCATTATTCTTCTCCCCACCACATATTAAATTCTTCTGCAAAATCTTCATCTACTTTTGTGTAGTGTAATATTGCTTCTTGTTGCTCAGGTGATAGTGTACTTTGAAATGCTTCACGAAACTCCGCCGCTTGATTGTAACTTGCTTCTTCACGCATTTCTTCTGCTCGATCAGGATCTTCGTCTTCCATATTGTCTGCTTCAACCCAGTCATCATAACATAAGTTATGTGCATCTTCGTTCAGTTCAACAATAAGTTGATATGCTTCATCTCTACTTAACATGCAAACTCCTGTTGTAACTTGATGTTATCAAAGAACTCTTTCTTGGTACCTGAATCGTCCTTGAAAGCACCTTTTAGTACTGCTGTTTGTGTTAGCGAACTGTGTGCAGAAATACCTCTATTCTCACAACAACCATGTGTTGCTTGAATGTAAACACCTAGATGTGTTGCATCAGTTGCCTTTTGTATTTCACGTGCAATATCATTTGCAAGTTCTTCTTGTAGAGTACCACGTCTTGCACACCATTGTGCGATACGTGTATACTTGCTCAAACCAATTAGTTTGTTTGCGGCAATAATACCAATATATGCTGTACCTGTTACAGGTTGATGATGATGCGAACACATGCTCTTTAGTTCCGAACGAACTACTAGCATACCTTCATAGCGATCTTCTGTGTCATTTGGAAATGCTGTTGCTGGTGGAATTGGATCATAACGTCCGCTCATAATCTCGTTAAAGTACATCTTAGCAAGACGTCTTGCTGTACCTTGTGAGTTAGGATCGTTATGTCGATCAATTAGTAGTGTATCCAATACATTTTCAAATGCTACAGTTGCTTCATCGATAAGTTGTTCCTTATCTCCGTTTTGCAACACTTCTGAAATATTGTCGCCTGCCCAATAACGAATACCTAGGTCTTCAAGTTTCGCTTTAATTTGTTTACTTTTGCTCAATTTATCTCTCCGAGTTATAGACGTGGATGTCTAATACAGTTTACATTATATACATTATTTAGGTTTTTGTCAACTATATTATACACGAATATTAAAAATATTTGTTCAATACTTCTAATTGATCATGGTATTCTGCAATAACCTTAAGTTCTTTTTCAATTGCTTCCAAAATGTCAGGATGCTCGCCAACGCCTGAGGCATTCTTAAGATACACTTCAACGTTCATTGCGTGTTTGGCAATGTGTCCTTTTGCGTGTTCTTTAATTGCTTCAATCATGTTTTCACGATTATATTCTCTACCTAAACTAGTCATTTTTTCTCTCCTTTTCTGTAGTTTCCTTTTTCCGGAATGACATGTCGTATGCCACCTCTCGGATCTTCCATATCTCCGTCTCGACGGAAAATTAAGTGTACATGAGGGTACATACAGGTTTGTCCTGCACTTTCTCCCATGTTAATACCTATATTATATCCTGTGATAGGATTGGTATCTGCTTCAATGTTCATGTTACCCATTTCTTGAGCAAACTTGAAACATTTTTGAATATTTTCTATGGTGTTTTCACGTGGAACAACCAAAGCATGACCGGGTGTAACTGGATAAAGATCATTGTAAACCACAAACTCTTTTGTATCGAGAAATACATCAGTCCAGGGTGCTCTACCGTCCTTTTGTGCTTTTTCTAATGTGTCCGTCATTATTTTTTCTCCACGATTAATTTTTTTGGTCTACGTCTTAGGCTCTTATCCATAAACTTAAATACACCTCTAGTCCATGCACTAACCTGTCCTGTATTCTTACATCTGTTTTTTAAATCATCAGTAAACTCCATTTCGACAAGTTTTACATTATCGCTTTTAGGTGTTGTAAATTTTACGTATGCTAAAGGATCTCCTTCTTTAATGATTAAAGGCTTGCTAAGATCTTCCCAAACAAATCCCCAACTAATATTTCTAATCCACTTATGTATATTAAAACTTCCAGGAGTCATTTGTCCTGGCCAATCTGTTTTGTGCATAAACGGAGGAATCATTTCTATTGTACAATCTTCGTCGGCGGCAAACAAGTAATCAAGTCTTACTTGAAAGATAGGTTTTTCTAAATCAAACATTTCGTTTGGATCATGATATATAAATGCCTGAGGATATAGTTGAGGTTTAATTACATTTTCATTCTCAAATATTCCTACTTCGCCTGCTCTAGCATGTAAGGTAAATTGTATAGGACTTCTTAGTACATATAAATTATTAAAATATTGCCTATAAGAAGGACATTCTGTAACTCCACGTTTATTGTAGTTTGGATTAGTAATTTCAGGAAACTGAAATTTTTCTGGTTCGTAAACCATTATGTCAGGCACATCGCCTATCCACGTCCAACCTACTTTAACGCTCATTATATTCTCCCACGTTTTCCCAAGGATAAACCAACCAACAGTCTTCCTCGGCCTTGTTAACTTCATCACAAGAGTATGACACACCGTCAAACCCACTGCTTAGATTTTCTGTTAATACCGCAAAACGAACACTGTTACCCCATACCTTATCCCAGACTTCAGTAGCATTAGGTAAACAACTTGACTGCCAATCTTTTTTAATCCAATTAAAGGTAGCGCCAGTGTCGTTGATGTCATCTACGATAAGAATCTTTTTACGTCTTGCAATATCCCAACGACTCTTGTATGTTTCTTGATCTTCTAAAGGCACATAACCAAACGCATCTTCACTCATCCAAGCATTTACTTCACACTCACTTTCGTCACCGTCTCTTAATGCAACTTTAAGTGCTTCACAACGAATGCCGGTCATATTTGAAATAATAGTAGCAGGTACATTACCACCTCGGGTAATGCCTACAATGTAATCAGGACGCCAATTGTCCTTATACATTTGATTTACTATGCTAACGCACATACGTTCTACATCTTGCCAACTATAAAATTTCTTTTTAATCATTCTTTGCTCCTCTAGCAAGATAATCTTCGTTATGTATCCAACGATATCCTGCATCTTCTATGTTCTCAACTTTGTGTGCATGAACAAAACGCATGAATCC